GGTCATTGTCAAGAAAGGAAAGGAAACCGAAGTTAAGAAGACCGACGCGGAAGCGAAGGTCGTTGAAGCTTTGAAGAGTTCTGAAAAGTCGAGCGTAGATAATATCAATGCCGTATTTGAAGGAACTGTTGCTGATATCCAGAAGGAATTCACGCAACGAGAAGCAGATCTCGGAGCATTTTTGTCGAGTTCTTGGAAGGACTTTGCAGGAAAGCTTAGAGACACAAAGACAGTTGTTGACATCGTCGGCCCATTGTCGAAGACGTTGACTGCTGCTCTGTACGAAACCTTAACCGGTGAACCGTACCTGGATGATGATGATAAACTCGTTCTGACGCAGATTAACCCTGTCACTGCAAGAGTGAAGGCGTTTATGCTAAAGTACGATGATATCTATCAGGCGTCGATCAATGACGCCAGAGCGAAGACTGAGATGGAAGCCATAATCGCGGAAGTTGAACGCGTGAATGGCATCCTGATGAAGATGAAAGTACCGCCTCGTTGGTTGGTGCCGTGGAACTTAACGGTACAGCTGATGAAGGAGTGGGAAGTGGCGTTGTTGAACGCCAGGAGGACCTCGAAATCGAGGGTCGCGCCAGTATGGATTGCTTTTCATGGCTTACCCTCAGCGGGAAAGTCGAAGGCGATGCAATGCTTGGAGTGCGATATGTGGGAGTTACTACCCCAGGTCCTGCCAAAGGAGTTATGCGAGAAATTGCAGATCTCCGGAAAGTATGGACCCGATAAGACGTATCCAAGGAATGCGTCGATCGAATGGTGGGACGGATACCACAATCAGTTCTTCTGCCGCTATGATGAATTGTTGCAGCAGACGGACCCGAAGTTGAGAGCCCCCCAGGCTATTGAGATGATTAAAGTTGTCAACACGGAACCTATGCAGTTACCGATCGCCCATTTGGAAGGGAAGATCGGAACATTTTTTGGTTCTCGTGTGGTGACTTCGTCGTCGAATGATAGCCCTCTCCCCCAGTACCTTGGATTGTCGTCGAATGACGCTTTCTATCGGAGGAGAAAATTTATTATTTGGTTGGAGTCGCGCGCAGATCGAAAAGCGTGTGGCCCCGACGATCCCGCATTCCGAAAGGGATGGGTGATCAACATTTTGGATTCATTTGGAAAACCATTGTTTCTTGATGTGACTTGGGATTTCTTGATTCAGTTGGCTACTGCCGCAGTGGTGGATAGCATAATGGAATCGGAGATACCAGTCGTCGCGCAAGCGATTGATCCCAAAGTGGATGTATCAGCGTCGTATGCGCTTTTGCAACAGTCGAATTTGGCTGGATTGCGAGCGCGTTCGCACGTTGCACAGATGCAACCACGAGGGAACAACAGGAAACATGGAAACATGTCATTTAAGTCGAGGAATATGCTGGAAATTCTCGCGGATGCTAAGCACTTCTATAAGCAAACAGCTGAATGCTGGAGCTATGAAGAAGCAGTGCATCTGCGTGATAAGTACGCAAATACCGAGAAGAAGAGACATGCGGAGAAAGAAGATTTTGAAGACATTTGGCCCATTGAGGATCTATTCAAGACCCCTACTTTGGACCAAGTTTTCTCGAAAGTTCAATCATCTACCAGCGTGTTTTACGCTGAGATTGACGAGGTTGTTCGCGTTAATTCGCGGAAGATCTTGAAAGAGATAGATGAGCGGGCCAGATTTCATTGGAAAGATGTGCCCGATTGGACGATTGAGAAGTTTGATTTGTTTTTCGAGAGTGTTGGAGAGATGATAACAAGTCTCGACTACGCTCTCGTTGTTGATGTGGTGAAGCGCTTTACTGTTCGCGCTGCCACAAAGATTGCTGCGTTTTGGAACGATCACAAATGGAAGATAATCGGAGGGGCAATTGCCGCAATTGCTGCAGTTGCAGGAATTGTTGGTATTGTTGCCTATTTTTCCTCCGAGGAAAATAAAGAAGTGGTCACAAAACACACAGAAGAAGATAAAGAACAGAAGAGACGTGCGAAGGAAGCCAAGGAGCGGAAGAAGGAAGGAAATCCGATAAGGAACCGACCCAACCGCGCTGCGGCCGAACATGATGCACGTGTCGATGCGATGTTGGCAAAAAGTGATAACCAGAAGCACATCTTTATTGAAGGTGCTACCGGGAATACGAAACACATTGGAGCCAATGACGTGGGAATCGTCTCGCTTTTGTGCCAGAACCAATACTTAGTAGAGGTTGCAGGCAACGAGATAATTAACCACGGACAACTCACTTTTGTTGGAGGAAACATGGCCGTTACTGCCAGGCACGTAGGTGATTACCTGCGAGCCCATCCCGACAAACAAGTGTTGTTATCGCAAATGAATGGAAAGAAATTTGAGCTGATTGCGCACGTTTCTGGAATTGTGGACATGGAATACACTGAAAGCTGCATCGTCTGTTTTGACGGACCGCAGCCGCACCGTATTATCGTGCACCACTATGCCAAAGAAGCGCAATTGGATTCCCTCTATGACTCTGGAGGGATCATCATCCATGGAGTAACGCTAGCTACGCGAGCTGTCGATAATCCAGTCCTCTTTACTGAGGATATGGGAGGAATCGACATTGCAAACTATGCACCATACGATGGTGAGGGATTTGGCCTCTATGGAGAGGTATCCCACAAAACGAGTCATGGACAGTCCGGAGGTGCTGTATTTACCACAAACAATAAGCTGCCCTTTAAGATGCTTGGAGAATTGTCAGGTGGTGGAAGTGTGCACTCATATGTGAGCATTACCACTCAAGAAGACATTATCTCGGCTATTAAGGTCGGTTACGATATGTGGAAGAAACAGAATCCGAACTCGAAGAAGAAAAATCCGTGGACTCTAGGAACGATAGTTGTTAATTCGAATGTCGTCCAGGAGGAAACGAAGACGGAGAACATTGCTACCAATTTGAGAGCAGAGTTCGCCGTGAAACATGGTTCCTCTTTACCTAAGAAGAATCCGATCAGGCCATCGATCATAGCTGAGGCGTTGAGAAAAGACGGCTGGGTGACTGAGTCGCTGCCTACCCAGGTGCGACCTTTCAAACCAAGCCAACTTATCTACGATCTCGACATGGATGAGCATTTGCCGGATTTATTGGATTCAGATGATGAAGAGGAACGAGTCTACCCCGAGGACTATTTCAAAGAGCGAATCGGGAAACCAGTCTTGCCTGAACCGCCAGAGCTGAGCGAAGTGTATGTGTGGGACAAGTTGCCTCGATCTGAGGACAACAAGTACTACATCTATCACCCTCGCCATGTGATTTATGGCCATAAAGGAGTTGGACTGAATGGTATTGACCTTGATACCTCACCTGGCTACCCCTGGACTACAATGAAGGGGTGTGCCACAAGGAAGGGCATATTCTCAAATCGATGGGAGAATGTATGTGAACCGGTAAAGAATGAAATCGAATTGATTTTGCAACTGCGAAGTCGAACGATACTTACATGCCGATTTACACTCTCTCACTGAAAGTGGAGCGAAAACCACAAGAGAAAGTGCTGCTCGGTCAAACCCGAGCATTCATGGCAGGAGATGTTGCCTTTCAGGTAGCAGCCATGACTGTTTGTGCGGATGCAAACAGGATAATAAAAGAGCACCCAGCGTCTTTGATGACGTACGCAATTAATCCACATGGACCCGAATGGGGCCAAATGGTAATGAGACTCAGAAAGCACCCGAACTTGATAGCAACAGATGCGTCAAATTGGGATTTCTCTCAACAGATCTTTATGATTATGAAAGCGTGCGAACAAGATCGACGATGGGTCGAATCATTCGACATACGTGATCTCTCCGGAGAGTACAAACTCGGAGAGCACTGGAGGGAACTGTACGAAAAGTTCTCTCTTGGGACCGGTGTTTCCTACATTGTGTTTCGACAGACAGTCTATTTGGCTTTGAAAATGATCCGATCTGGAAATTTCAAGACCACACAGTTCAACTGCTTGATTAATGCGTTGAGCTGGAGACTTGTCTTCGTGATACTTATGAAGAAAAACCGAGCCCTACCCCGTGGCACAGTTCCGATGGAATTCTACAGTGACAACGTGGAGGAAGCATATGTTGGAGACGATTGTGTGCTGTCAGTATCAAATCTGGTAGCGCCTTGGTTCAACCAAAAGACTGCTGCTCCCGTTTGGCTGGAGGTCCTAGGGATTAAGCTAACGGATGCTGGAAAAGGAGCAATAACCCAGCTGTTTACGCCGTGGGACGAGGTTCGTTTGATTAAGAGAGCCTTTGTCTACCGAAACGGTTGGTGGTTTGCACCCCTTCCAGAACAAGTTATCCGAGAGATGTGTATGTGGTGTTCGGACCCAGCCTTTGAGGCGAGTATCGTTACGTCCACGTGCACTTCAGCGACTCTTGAAGCCGCGCACCATGGAAAGGATTTTTATGACGAGATATGCGCGACGCTGGCGAAGGCCTGCGTCGGACGCGTTCCATTTCGTCCGATTTCCTATGAGGCGTGCGTTGGCAACTTTGTCAGCTGACTCCTCTGGATAATTCCGCGTCTTCGGATCCGCGGGGTAGAAAAAGATCCGTCATGCCCACGGGTGGGGGCTTTGTGTCCACCCAATCATTTCGTCTGCGTGATCTTGCTTAGGCAGGTTGACCAAGATAGCCTGCCGAGTATTGCTGTAGACGGAATTGGAGCGCGCGAATTCGCCCGTTCCTATTTCAATTATCTGGTGCTGTTTGCGGTAGTTGATTCGCTCCGCACGCAAAAGACAAGAATTGCGAACCCAACCGAGAATAAGTTGGATGCACCGAGTGAGCCGGTGTCGATGGGTCAGGAAGGACTGACCACGCTCACGCAAGATGCACCTGTTGCGGTTTCACAGCCGCACAAGTCCGATGCCTTCCAGCTGGAGGTCATTGGAGGTCCGTATCCTTCTCCGAACCTGCAAAAGTTGATTGAGAAGATGTACCCAGTTGCTGAATTCACCTGGGCATTTGGAGATGCTGCAGGCACTAACCTTGGCGAAGTCTACTTCCCTAAGGCCCTACTCGATAAGCCGTTCATAGAGGCGAATCTTGAGGGGTTCATGTGGATGCACAGCGATGTGCACTGGGTAGCCGTGACAAATGGCACCAAGTTCCACCAAGGAAAAGTGAATGTGTCCTCGATCGCGAGGAGCAACGAGCTTCACGTCAGCGTTAATGAGGTCAAGAAGCGGTACAACTCCACGTCGTCCGTTCCACTGTATCCAAATTCAGTGAACGTATGCGAGGGGTATATCCGCCGAACCGGCCCAACTGCTTGGGACAGAATCCGTGGCGATCCGATTACTTCAGAGTATCGAGATTGGTCAATAGGAACGCTGTTCGTCGACGTGCAAAATGCGTTGAAAGCACTCCAAACTGGTGAGCCGACCTCTGTGACGATCACTATCTACGCGACTTTTGTCGAGTCAGATGTGAAAGGTTTCGGCCCCCAGGCCTCTTCAGAGGCCATACCCCTAGTCCGCAAGCTACGTAAGTACGCTTCCGCTCAGAACACAAAGAAAAGCGGATCGCGGCCCAAAAGGGGTAATCCCGTCTCGAAAGAGGCGGAGGAAAAATCCAGCCGAGGAATCGTTTCTGGAGCGTTGGAGGCGGCGGGCACCCTTGCCCCTGTTCTACTACTCACTCCTTTTCCGGAGCTGGCTCCTCTGGCCACCATGGCGTCGAAGTTCGCTCCATTTGCGAAGTCTTTGGGCCTTGCGAAGCCCCCGAGTGTGCAGGCGACCCAACCGGTTATTCTGCAAAATTCGAAGGACCTCGTACATACCCACGGACTGACGAATGCTGTTAAGCTTTCACTCCACCCAGAGGCGATGTTGGCGGATACAAGTCTTAATGAGATGCGCCGACATGACGTGATGGAACTTGCAAGGATTCCAGGATATATTGGAACCTTCACTTTGGATACCAGTACGGTGATGGGTCAATATAAGACTCGTTGGCCGTCGGTTCCTAATCTTGCCCATATTGTCGAACCTGGAGGTCTCGACGATAACATTGCTTTTCCTACATTCTGCGCGTATATTTCGCAGTTTTTCTCGAATTACAAGGGAGGGATGAAGTATTTGTTCGAATTCGTGACCAACGATTTCACAGCGGCGAGAGTGAGGTTCTGGCACCTGCCATGCGACCATGCCACGTCAACACCGGATGATTTTTCCGGTTCCGCGGTGACGCGTGAAGTTCCAGTACGAGGAGTGACGATTATTACGCTCCTCGTCCCTAAGGACGATCGCGATGTTGCGGAAGTCATTGGTGGTTACTGTGATCCCTTTGCTGCGGATGCTGACAAGGCGTTGGCTGTCCCAGCTTTGGAACGAACCCCGCACTTGGCGTTGGACCTTGTCGGCGCTGTGACAGTTTCCGAACCTGGAAACATCGCATCGATCGACGTCAACGTCTATGCAGCGGCGGCTGAAGACATGGATTTCATTAACTACCAAGGACACAATCTGCGTCCTCCCTCTGTACCTGTTGAGGAGGCCGCAGACGCTACCGTCATGTTCCGACCGCTCCGGAATCTCCGTAAGGAGGCTAAAGGCGACAACCAGAAGAAATCGCTCGTAACGTTGTTCAAGAAACCGTTCGAGCCACTAGGTGAGTCGAAAGCCCTCGTGGAGGCCGGGCTCGTTTCGAACGAGTCGACTAGCACCGTTGAGGCATTGCTCAAGCGTTACGAGCGATACCACAACGTCAATGGCCCACTCCAGGCAATGGGATGCAACGTACTGTACAGCAATGTGCAGTCTCGTACGCTCCATGCGTGGGCCGAGCTTTTCATGTTCTGGAGAGGCTCAATTAACTTCAAGATGTTGACAGCGGGGAATGGTTGGCCACATGCTTTGCAGCATTACCCATACTATCCCACCGTCGATGGAGTTCCCGTGACGAATGGTACAATTTTCGCCGGGTACAACGTGGAAACTGGCTTGGAGCAGTTTCAAGCGAGCACCACTCCGCCGATTGATGTCCAAGTCCTGTGGGACTCGACTCAGTATGCGGCTTACTGCTCGCAATCGTCCGAAGCATTGATGGGAGACGTGCCCGCTGCCGTCTCCTTCGTGAAGTTGCCTAATTCTGGTGGCGCCCCCGGTGACTGTAAAGGCTGGTGGTCCGTCGGAGAGGACTTTGTCTTCGGACAGCTGTTGACCCCGCCCGCATGGGCGTGGCCTCCAGTCCCCCTCGAGAATCGAGGTCGAAAGCTTGCTGAGAGCTCTTCGTCTAAGGGGAAAGAGAAAGCGTAGTACATTATGCGCCGTATCAGTTTTGATATTTTGCCCAGTGTAGGGCCTAGTGTTTATATTTTCAAACATATTCCAGTCTCGCGACGTTTAAACAGTCGCGAGTTCGCACCTCCTGCGATCTGCTGGAGGTGCCTGTAAT